CAAAACTGTTACACTACCGTCCCATCACGCACGCTACTTTGCGGATGCAGCTCGGCTGCAGCCGTTTATCGTTTAAATGCGCGTGGTTGCTGTGGGTGGTCACCTCACCAGCTGGAGATTTGAGGCAGTCAACCTTCAACATGAACAACACAGTGCAAGACAGTGCATTTACATGCGGATACGCAGCAGTGGAAGCTACAGTCAACACCATCTGCGGCAAAATCGAAACACAACCGCTTGGCATCTTCTCCGCACAGCCGCCTGCGCAACCGACAATCGAGGACAACAAGACATGCTACCTGCGTCTGTTTCCGTCTGAAATACACGCGTTGGCAGTGGCCGAACTCAGCCACAACCCCAAACGCGAAAGCGTCGTGTGCGCGCTGGATAGATGGAATTTGTTAGACGAACCGGTACTAGCAGACGCTTTCGCGATTGAGCGCCAAGCGCACATTTGCTGCGGTACAACATGGTCGACGCCAAGGCTGTTGCTGAATAAGATCCCCAAGCGCTCGCGGGTCGGATTCGTGACGGCAGGGCCAACTGCAGCGCTTGACGATTGGGCACAAAAGATCCTAGACATGGATGCTGCAGCCGTGAATGAGTGGCATCTGCGGACGGCTGGCTCAAACGCCTTGAGCGATCCGATGCATCGAAAGATTGCCGCTGTTCAGCAATTTCAACAAGATGTCACGCAAAGAATGAACGCTGCGCCCAGTTATCGTTCAGCTTGCGCCTTCGAGACACTGGCAGGCGGCGCCGTAAGCGAAATTACGCTTCTCAAACGATTCTGGCTGATATCGCAACTGAACACAAAAACACACCTTCGCGCATTGACTGACGTCTCATACTACTCATGCAGAGAAGGCAGGTTTTTGAACAGCAAACCCAACATGGTCTTCAAAAGCGCGTTTGATGGAGACAGCTTTGTGCAAGTCGAGTACAACAGCAGGACCGGCCAGTACACCGGCCCGCCAGGATGCGATGTGCTGCTCATGTGTCCCGAGCTGGAATTCTTGCGTGAGCGCGGTATTCGCGAACAATTTGAACACAAGCTTGACGCGATTGCCGACTTCGACTTTGAC